CCGGTGACGATCAACATTGCCGGGCGAAAGTTGGGCACGGTCAACGTAGCAAGCCGAGCCGACGCCGACAACCTGGCGTCGATTCTTGTGGGTCTTGAAAACGCAAAGGGCAACGGAGCATGAGCATCACCCTGAACGACGGCACGACAACGCTGACGTTGAACCCCGATCTCTACTGGGCCGACGAGAACGACTGGAGTCCGGTTCGACAATCCGTTGAGACCACGATCACCGGTGCTTTGGATGTGCAGGTCGGTGTCCGTCTTGCGGGGCGCCCAATCACGCTGCAGCCCGAGAACGAGAGCAGCGCATGGATGCCTCGCTCGACAGTCGACACCCTGCGAAATTGGGCCGCACAACCCGCTAAAGCGATGACCCTTACACTCCGCGGCTCGGCGCGGACGGTGATCTTCCGGCACCAGGATACCGGCCTCGAAGCACAACCGGTTGTGCACTGGCGCGATACCGTATCGAGCGACTGGTATCTCTGCACTCTTCGCTTCATGGAAGTTTGAGCATCATGGCAATCCTCGCAGGCGACATCAAGCTGATCGCGTCCCAGGTGATGGACGACGTGCCGGAGGGCGGCGGTGCGCCCACGCCGACCGTCATCGCCGATGCGGTCAGTAACGCGATCTTCAACGACATCAGCGAACTCGATCGTGCGGGCGGCCGGGTGTCGATGCGCAAGGTGTTCGTCGGGGTGGACACGGACAACCGGGACGGGTACTTCGGCGCGAACGTGATCGTTGCCGATCCGCCGGACGACCCGCTCGTGTCCGTGTCGATGTTCACCACGCGCGACGTTTTCGACCGTCGCTCCGTGGCCAGCGCCCGCGTCGAGAGTTACCTGAACGCCGGGCCGGAGTGGTCGGGCTACCTGTACGAGAACCACATCGCCGGCCAGCGTGCGATCCAGTTGTTCCAGCGCCTGAACGCGACTGTGCCGCCGATCGGCCGCACGCTCGTGCTGCGCATGAACGAGGGCTTGTCGACGGAATACGAGCAGTACGTTCGCATCACCCGAGTTGTCGCCGAGGAAAGGACCTTCACTGATCCGGTGTCGAATCAGGACTACCAGGCGATGGTCATCACGCTGGACATCAGCGATGCGCTGCGCGAGGACTACCTGGGCTCGCCGGCCTCGAAGACCTTCACGCGGGCGACGGGCAAGGCGCTCGTGCGCGACACCGTGGTGGCCGACGCCGGCAACTACCATGGCGCGCAACCGATCACCGAAGAGGTCCAGATCGGCGATGTCGAAGTGCAAGCTGCCTCGGCCTACGTGCAACTCGTGCCCAATGCGCGCACCGAGACCGCGGTGCTCGATCAACGAGCGAGCGCGGACTATCTGGTTACGTTGGCAACGACCCCGAAAGAGGTGTTCGTCGGCGGCGCTCCGTTGGCCCAGCGTATTCGTATCGGCCAGGAGAACAGGTCGTTCAACTACGTGACGATCTTGACCCCGTTGCCGGCCCCGGGCTCGGTGCGCGTTACCTTTCGCGCGCTCGGCAACAACTACGAGATTCGGGACAATGGCGACGGCACCATGGGTGGGGCGGGCAGTTCGGGCACCGGCACGATCAACTACCTGACCGGCAGCATCAACGTCACGCTGGATGCCTTGCCCGACGACCGCAGTGCCGTGGTTTTCTACTGGGGTCAGAACACCTCGTACACGAACCGTAGCGGCCAGGCCGGGTTCCGGCCGCCCGAGTATGCGTTCAACGTCGAGCACGGCGGGGTCGAGCCGAACTCGGTCACGCTCACCTGGACCTCGGCGTCGGTCGTGCGCTCGGCCACCGACAACGGCGTGGGCAAGTTCACCGGCGATGGCGTTGGCGACATCAACTACGTGACCGGGGAGATATTCTTCCAGCCGTCGTACATGCTCGACCCTGGCGGCCAGATCGAGATCGACTACGAGTGGTCGTCGTTGATCGAAGAGGCCAAGCCCGGCCTCTCCCCCGACGGCTCGGGCATTGTGACGTTCACGCTGACCGACACTCCGGGGGCCGGCAGCATCGAAGTGGTGTGGGCAACGACCAGGGAGACTGCCGAAACCGCTGGATCGAGCATCAACGAGGCGAGTTCGGCGAAGTCGGCAAGTAGTTCTTCAACCAAGGTTAGGTACACCTACCCCATACCCTTCGGCGGGAGGGGAATCGGTGAGAAGACGATCACTAAGAACTCTGCGACCACCAACAGCAGCGTCTACATCCGAGCAAGCTCTCAGACATCGAAGAACGCCGTCACGGTCTATCACTCGATCACCGATGATGGGGTCGGAGGCTTTGTTGAGGGCATGGGGACTGTGTCCTATGTGGGTAAGTCGGTGGCGCTCAAGGTGCGTTCCGACTTCACCGAGAACTCGTACAACGCCAACTACGAAGATGGGCGTGCATGGGATACGCTCAACGAGACGGCCGACTCGAACCCCGGCGTGGGGGTGCCGAACAGTACGACGGGGGGAGGCGGCAGCAGTACGGCAAAGGGTGGGAGTTTCAATACGACTACCTCGACCGAGGTTTTTGGTGCCAACTCTCTGATGGTGCGCTACAAGTCCGGCTCGCCGACGCCCACCGCAAAGACCGAGACTTACACCCCCGCCACGGTCACGATCGACCTGTGCCCGTACACCAAGGACCGCATCGTCCCCGGGTCGCTGCGGTTCACGTGGATGGGTCAGCAGTACGACGACTTCGAGGGCAAGATCTACCGCGGTCGCACGAACGTGAATCCCGGCACCTACAGTGGTGACATCGACTACGCCGCTGGGGTGGCCACGATGTTCGACTACATCGTGAGTGGCAGCCCGAGCGCGTTCACGCTCACGTCGATGTTCACGAGCAAGGGCGACCCGCTGCTCGCAAATGTGGTGTTCTCGACGAGTCTCGCGCCAATCAAGCCGAGTGCCCTCACGCTGTCTGTGACCGATGCGACCGGCACGCAATTGATTGCAACGTCCGATCTGAGTGGCAATCTCACTGGACCCCACACGCGAGGAAAGATCGACTACGAAACGGGCCTGGTCGAGGTGCAGTTCGGTGACTACGTGCTTGACTCGGGGCTCACTGCCGAGCAAAAGGCCGAGTGGTGGTACTCCGCAGGCGACGTGCAGACCAGTGGCCCGCAGACGGGCAAGATATGGCGTCCGTGGCCGGTCGACCCGCAGACGCTGCGCTACAACTTCGTCTCGTACTTCTACCTGCCCCTCGACGCCACCATCCTCGGCCTGGACCCGGTGCGTTTGCCGCAGGACGGCCGAGTGCCGATCTTCAGGCCCGGGGGCTTCATCGTTCTGGGCAACACGCAATCAATTGCACCGGCGACCTACGCCAACGGGAACTCGGTGAACTGCGGGCGCGTGCGGCTCTCGCGGGTACGGCTGATCGATGACAACGGGGAGATCATCAACAGCGGGTACACGGCCAACCTGGACGCCGGAACGGTCACGATCAACAACATCACCGGGTGGGTCCAGCCGGTGACGATCGAACACCGGGTTGAAGACATGGCGATGGTCGCCGAGGTCCAGATCAACGGCCGGCTGCGCCTGACCAGGCAGGTTACCCATGCGTACCCGGTCTCCGGGTCCTATGTGTCAAGCGCCCTGGTGGCCGGCGATTTGCGGGCCCGGGTGTCGGTGCTGTTCGACCAGGTGACGCTGACCAGCACGTGGTCGGACTCGGTGATCGGCGACCCGGCGACTGGCACGTTCAACGACATCGCCAACCCGATCGTCGTCTCGAACAGCGGCGCGTTGACTGAACGCTGGGCGATCCAGTTCACCAACACCACTCAGTTCCGCGTGATCGGCGAGCACGTTGGCGTGATCGCAATCGGCGACACGTCTTCCGATTGCAGCCCGCTCAACCCCGCCAGCAGCACCCCGTACTTCACGATCCCGGCGCTGGGCTGGGGCACGGGCTGGGCTACCGGCAACGTGCTGCGCTTCAACACTGTCGGCGCGTATTTTCCGGTGTGGGTCGTGCGCACCATCCAACAAGGGCCCGAGACCGTGCCCGACGATTCGTTCACGCTGCTGATTCGTGGCGATGTGGACGCCCCCTGACGAGGACACCTCATGACAATTCAATTCATCACCCACACGATGTCCGGGGCGCCGACCCTCAACGGTCAAGTCGGCTCGCTCGCGTCGCTGCTCAAGACGTGTCTGGTCGACGGCTTTGGCCTAGGGACGCTGGACTCCCTCGTGGTCTCCGGCGGCATCGCCACGGCAACCCGGGCCGCGGGCCACTCAGCCGTCACTGGGTCCAAGCAGACGATCGCCGGGTCGACGCCTTCGGGGCTCAACGGCGTCAAGGACGTGCTGTCGCACACGCCGACCACGTTCACGTTCGATGCGACTGGCATCTCCGACCAGACGGCGACGGGCACGATCACGACCAAGGTTTCGCCCTTGGGGTGGACGCGCGAGTTCAACGCCACGAACATCGAGGTGTTCCGCTCACCGAACGTAACTGGAAGCCGCCACTATCTGCAGATCGACGACACCGGAACGACCGACGCTCGTGTGCGGGCTTACGAGACGATGACCGGCGTCAACACGGGCACGAACGGGTTTCCGACGGATGCTCAGGTCAACGGCGGCGGGTACTGGTCCAAGAACATCGACGCCAGCGCGACGGCGATCCACTGGGCGCTGGTCGGTGACGACAGGACGTTCTACCTGATGACGCGCCTGGCGTTCGACAACTACGCATCGCCCGCGTACTCGGCTTTCATGGCTTTCGGCGATTTCGAGAGCCTGGTCCCGGGCGACGGCTACGCCGCGTTTCTGCAGTGCGCGCCGAGCACCTACAGGAACGTGGTCCCGGCTGTGTGGATGGGAGACATTCACCTCCTCACGGCTTCGGGGAACAACGCGTCGTCCGGCACGTACCTGTCTCGGGCGTACACCGGGCTCGGGGTGTCGACGCAGGCCCAGCGGCGCGGGCTGTTTCCCAGCCACGCCGCCAGCACCGAGTGGCGGTCTGGATCCGCCGCGGGCACGCAGTACCCCAACGGGGCCGACGGGGCGCTGAACCTCACCCGCGTGGCCATCTACGAGACAGCGGCGCGCACGATGCGAGGCTACTTCCGAGGGCAGTTCGTGACCCCGCAGAGCATTGGCCAATCGGTGTTCGCCCAAGGCGAGACGGTCTCCGCGGTGGCCGGCCTCACGGGTCGCACCTTGCGCGCCTTCAACTCGGCCGACGGATGCTGGTTCGTCGACTGCACTGGGCCCTGGTAATGCCCGGATCGCACACCTCAGCGGCCGTACTGCCCAGCCTACTGACCAGGGGCACGCTGGCGGCCACGCCCCCGGTCGTCTTCACCGCCGCGTGGCGGCAGCAGTACCGCGTGGCCACCGGTCGCGGGGGCAATGGCGTCATCGCCGGCACGGTCAAGATCAAGGGCACACCGGACTATGCCGTGAGCCGTCGAGTGAGGCTCTACCGGGATCGGGACGGCATCTTGGTTGGAGAAGCGTGGAGTGACGCAACAACCGGCGCGTACACGTTCGACGGCCTCGATCGGTCGCAGCGGTACACGGTGCTGGCCCTCGACCACACGGGCAACTTCAGGGCTGTGCCGGCCGACAACCTCACGCCGGAGGCGGCCTGACATGCGCTTCGACGCCTCGACCTCACTGAAGTCCTCCCAGCTTTCCGCCTGGGTCGCGCACCTCGACACCGGAGCGGGAGCGGGAGCCGTTCTCGAAATCTACAGCGGTACGGCACCGGTGCCCGGTGCAACGCCGACAGGATCCGTGCTGCTGGTGTCGATCACGTTGCCGAAGCCGGTAGGTACTGTGCTCGACGGCGTGCTCACGCTGGCCGTGTCGGCTCTCTCGCTCAACGTGGCCAGCGGCGGGGCAGACTGGGCTCGGTGGTACACCGCGGCCGGAGCGTGGGCGGGCGACAGCGACGTGAGCAACGACGCTGGGGACGGGTTCGTGCGGCTGGCCGACACCACGCTGTTCGTGGGGGGCAAGGCCCAGGTCATTGGCGGCACCATTGTCGTCTGATCTGCTGTTTCGGCTGCCACCTGGCACGCCGGATCTGTTGTTCGGGGAAGTCGAAAATCTTCCCGATGCTGAAGCGACCGTATCGGGCACGCTACCGGGCTACCGAGGCGCCGTCTCTGTCGGCTACCTGTTCCCCGTGTCTATTGTCGGCACGCTGCCCAGCTTCGCAGGTGCCGTGCAAGCGCGCTACGTCTCCGGCACCGATCGTCCGTTGGTGACGAAGATCGGTGCCCAACACCAAGATGCGGCGGCTCTGCAAGTAGGCTCGCAAAACCGGTACGAGCGCGCCGAGGCCACGGAGGTTGGCCCGCAGACTGGATGGGGTGCCCCGGCCGGTCTCCGCACCGATCTGACGGCGCGACACCAAGACGCCGTGCACACGAGTCGCGCGAGTCTGTTGGCACGGCACCAAGACGCCGACCGCGTACCCCCTATCCGCACTGTTGCGCGTCATCAAGACGCGCTGCGTGATCGACGGCTGCAGCGCACGGGCCGGTATCAGGAGGCCGTCGGTGCAGGGGCTATCCGCAGCACCGACTGGCAGGACCGGTATCGAGATCGCCGCCCGACCATGGTCGTGCCGTGGGGTGCTGCACTGCGACTGCTGATCCGGTGCAGTGACACCTACGGGCAAGCTGCGGCTCTCGACGGGGCGTGGTTGGCGCGGCACCAAGACGCCATGCGGCCACCGGCCGGCACCAGCGTGCCGCCGATCGTCGTGCCCCCACCGTTCAATCCGTGCTACCTGCCAGACCCCGATCTGGTGTTCTCAGAACTTGCAGTCAGCACCGGGTCTCTGCTTTTCATCTGCCAGCCTGGCGGGCCGACGCCCCCGGGGCAGATCGTCGTGCCTATCAGGAGGGTCTACATGACCGTCAACAGCGCAACCTTGACCCGGGTAGTGGGGGGCATCGAGATCCCGGTACTCGGTATGGACATGAGCCTCGACGTGGACTCGTGGACGTGGAGTTTCAGTGCATCCGTTCCGGGCCGTGCGTTGCCGAATCTACAGCCTGTCGGCGGCGATCCGGTGGAACTCGAAGCCGTGATCAACGGGGTGTCCTATCGCTTCTATGCCGAGAGCCTGGCGTGGGAGCGCGTGTTCGGCCGCACCAGCATCCGGCTCGGGGGTCGCGGCAAGGCAGCCTCGCTCGACGCACCCTACGCACCGGTGCTCACCTTCGGCAACTCAACGGCTCGAACAGCAGAGCAGTTGGTCAACGACATCCTGACATTCAACGGCGTGCCGCTCGGGTGGACTGTCGACTTCGATTTGGATGACTGGACGGTTCCGGGCGGGGTATGGTCGCACCAAGGCACCTACATCTCTGCGCTAAATGCGGTGGCCTCTGCAACAGGCGCGTATGTGCAGCCGCACAACACGGATCAGGCTTTGAGCCTGTTGTTGCGCTATCCCGTGCCGGCATGGGAGTGGGACGGTGTGACGGCAGACTACGTGTTGCCGGCCGATGTCGTCAGTCGGGAAGGCATCGCCTGGACCAACAAGCCCGAGTACAACCGAGTCTATGTCTCGGGACAGAAAGACGGCGTGCTGGGCCGCTACACGCGCATGGGTACTGCCGGGGATCTGGTTGCCCCGAGTGTGATCGACCCCTTGATCACGGCAGCCGTTCCGGTGAGGCAACGCGGTCGTGCCATCTTGTCTGACACCGGGCGGGTGGCAATGGTCAGCCTTCGCATGCCTGTGCTCAGTAGCACCGGGATCATCAAACCTGGCAAGTTCGTCGAGTATGACGACGGGGGCACGGTCCGTATCGGCTTGACGCGCTCGGTGTCTGTCAACGTGAGCATGCCGACGATCTATCAGACCTTGGAGGTCGAGACCCATGTCTAACTCGTTCGTCCGCCTCAAGAGGCTGCTGGCCGCCGCGCCGCTGCAAGTGGGTGATGTCACCGCAGTCAGCGGCACCGCAGTGACGGTCGAGGAACCTGGCGGCGGTGTCGTCGTCGTGCGAGGCGCCGCCACTGTTGGTCAACGGGTCTACTTCCGCGATGGCGTCATTGAGGGTTTGGCGCCGTCGTTGTCCATCGAGATCGTGGAGGAATGAGATGGTGCCGCCGACTTTCTACGTCATCGGCGCGCTCGCCGTCGCCTTGGTCGGCAGCAACCTGTGGCACATGGCTCGGGTATCGGCCGCGCACCTACAGGTTGCCAAAGCCGAAAAAACCATCGAGATCATGAAAGGGGAGCGCGACAAGGCCACGGCTGCGCTGGAGAAGTCACTGCGCGAGCACACCATCACCGTGGCCAAACTGCAGTCGGAGCATGCGGCTGCCCAGCAGGAGAAGGAAGATGCGTTCCACCGTCAAAAGGCCGCTCTCGCTCGTGATGCCGCTCGTGATGCCGCTGCTGCTCGCAGCTTGCGCGACCGGCTCGCCGTCGCAACCGCTGCCGCCAGTGGTGGGGCCCGGCGTGAAGTTGACACCTCTGCCTGCCAGCGTGACCGAGATCGACTTGAAGCCCTCGGACGACTGGCGGGCGAAGGTCAGGAACTACTTGTTGAAGCTCGAAGCCTTCTCGATCAACGAGAAGCCGAGGTGATCAGGCTGCAGGACCAACTGCGGTTGGACCGACAGGCGGTGCGCTAGTCCTGCCAGAAGTCCGATCGCTTGCCCGGCACCCGAGCAATGCACGACGACACCTCGGCGGCAGCGCGGTAGAGGCCCATGATCTTCGGGAGCATCTTGCCGTCGATGCGCACACCGTAACTACGGCAGCGGTCCCCCGCCTGCAGCAGTTCGGCCTCGACGGTTTGGCCGTGCAACTTGATGACGACGTTGCCGATGACAGTGCCGTGCGGGATCTGCGGAGGTCCCTGCCTCGGCGGACGGTTTTCGGCCTCTGCATCGCGGCGGGCTCGCTGGGCGATCTTTCGGTTGTTTATAACTGCAAATCGCATGCGTGTCGCCTAACTCACGTTGGGCGTCAGTCCTTCACCCGGTCCAGCCAGTCGCGCAACCGCTGCGGGCCAATGCGCTGCAGCTTCTCGCGCTGGGCCGGCGTCAGCCTCACGGGCACCGGGATCAGCTTTTCGCCGGGGGCCTTCGCAGGCCGCCCGGTTTTCTTTGGTTCGGCCTGGTCGCTCATTCGGCGCGATCGTCGATCACGGTGGCTCGGGCCACAGCCAGGCTGTTGTCGTCGTCCGCGTCCAGGTCTTCCTCGGTGTCATACACCAGCACATCCAGCAGGGGGCGGTTTTGTTCGTCTGCGCCGGCATCGCAGTGCCAGAAAAATTTGCCGTCATGCTCTTGCGCGAATTGGGTGTAGGTCTTGCTCATGTTGCTCTCCTGGGTTGCTGCAGCGCCGTGCTGCAGTGGTATTAATGTACTACCGAAAGCAGCAGCATGCAAGCGCTTCGCGTAATACCTAAATGCAGCGTGTGGTCTTTCTCGCGCTCCGGCTCCAGCCGCCCACCCACACCATCGAGCGGGGAGCCGTTGGCTCTCCGCTCGGGGCTGCGCTCTGCACAGACTCGACTCGCCGCCGACCTGCTGCTGTGCCTATTTGCATGCGCGGCGCATCGCCGCATCGATTGCGGCATCCAGCGCATCTTCGTCGGCGCGCACAGGCGCCGGCCCCTCGACGACGATCGACCAGCGCCCGCGCCAGTGCTCTGCCGTGTTGCGGCAGTGCGCCGCGAGCCAGCGGTAGCGGGCAGCGTCTGTTGCGCTCGCCTCGGCTCTCGTGCGCCAGTAGCACACGTCGCAGAGGTGTCCGTCGCTACCGTCGCGGCCGTGCTTGTGGTGATTAACGGCATAGCTGCCGCAGCGTGCACATTGCGTCATCTGAGTCTCCTGATTTCCCCTGCGCACTGGGCGGCGCCGGTGCTGCGTCCCTGGTCCGTCGGGTCCGCGTCCACGCGCCACCGCGCCCAGGCCTGATCCTCGATCGCGTCACAGATCGCCGCGCATCGCTCGCGCTCGGCTGCTAGCAGCGCATCGGCCCCCGCCAAGTGCCGCAGTCGCTCCCTCGTGAGCTGCGCAGGCAGTCCGCACAGTAAGTTGGCGTGCGGGGTCTGCGGGTCGGTGAGTCTGCGCCACTGGTCCAGCTCGGCACGCAGGCGCTCGATTTCGTCGGATGTCATTTGGTCTAAGGTGCGTTAGGCATCAGGAACCACGCCCTGAACCAAGTGCTCGACGTAGCCGGGCATCGCCTTGGCTGGCCCGCGCTTCTTGGTGCAGGCGGCGCAGCGTTCGCGGTCGTCTCCTACGCTCACATGCGAGTCGGGCACATGCACCCACGAAGACCCGGGCGAGCCCGGCAGCACAAACCTCCCGCAGCGGTCGCAGCGCGTCTGCCACTTCGCATGCCAACCGCGCGCCGGCTTGCTGTCGTCCGTCGCCATGTCGTTCATCCAGTCTTCGTAGCTGTGTCGCTCAAGCCATCGCATGTTGCCCTCTACCACTGATGCCTAACCTGTCGCTCAAGCTGACCCGCGCTGGCGCGCGGTCAGCTTAGCTCCCACGTTAGGCGTCAGCACCACCATCTGCCCGCGGAATACTCCTGCGTCGCGCTGCATCTGTCCGTACTCGCGGCACGTCTGCACGAGGTTGTCGCCCAACATGCCGCAGAATCCAAGGCCGTCCAGGCTTTCATACAGCCCGGCGCAGCGGTCGCACAGATACCACGTCGGCAGCGCGAACTCGCCGCCCTCGCCGTAGATACGCACCAGCACTTCCGGGTCGCTGTAGTCGCTGACGTTCCGCCAGCGCGGAAACGGTTTGCAGTCGTCGCCTACCGAAATGCGTTCCTTGCATGAACAGCAGCGCCGCATGCGCTTCGTCGCAAGTGGCGCGACTTCCTTGGTGTCGTCATAGAACCATTCCGCGTCATCGTTATCGCAACTGCAACTCAACATTTCTTCCTCCGTTCACCAAGACGCCTAACCCCGCCACTCAAGCGGACCCGTCACGGAGTACCGTGCCGTGCCGCTTATCGGCAACGTTACGCGGCCATCCGCTCAACGCAAACCCCGCGATGCCTTCGCGCATGTAGACCGCGCAGGGCAGCGCGGCGACGGCTCTGCGCCATGCCTCGCTGCGATGCTGCGGGGCCTTGGGGAACATCACGCGAACGTCATGCGCTTGAACAAGGCTCGCGTGCGCTCGACATCCCCTCGGCAGTAATCGGCCACCTTGGCGAAGTCGCCGGCCTGGATTGCAGGCCAAACATCGGCGCCGCCAAAATCACCCTTGCCCGGGATGCCCATCAGCCGACAGAGGCGATCCATGCTCCCGCCCGCGCGCTGTGTGGCGTCCCACAGAAGCATCGTGTCCTGCGCAGTCTCGCTCCACGGCTTCGGGTTGCGCGGAAACATCGTTGGCGGCTTGATGTTGTGCACCATGCACCGTTTCCACAGGAACGGCAGGTCGAAGCCGATGATGTTGTGCCCGACCAGCGTGCGCGGGCCGGCGTCCACCAGCGCACAGAAGAAGTCGCAGATGATGCGGCGCTCGGCCACGCGAGACAGGTCATCCGCGACGTAGCTGTGCGTCTGGCCGTCGCCATCAGCGAACCCGATACACACAATCTGCCCAACGCCACCGTCAAAGCTCGTCTTGAGCCATTCGGCCTCTGCCACAGCGTCGCGGTTCTCGCGCAGCCATTCGGCGATGCTCTCTGGCTTCTTGTACTGCGCCGGGGCAGTGATGGACGAAGCAATATCCGCCTTCACGGCAGGGTCTTGCGCGGGGATCGTTTCGAGGTCGAAATAGAACGGTGTCATGCGTGCTCCTTCGTCTTGGCTTGGGCGCGCTTTTCCTCGGCCCATGCGTTGAGTTGATCCACTGCGGCGCCGTCGTTCTCCTTCAGCGCGACATTGATGGCGCTGGTCATGATCGACTTCAGTTCGCCCACGGTTGCGGCCTTGACGATGGCGGCCTTCTGAGTCTCAAGCCACGTCGCGCGGGCCTGGCTGGCTGCGACATCGTGCGTCGAAAAATCGGCGTCGTTGTCCGGCGTTGCCTCGGTCGGGATGCAGAACACCAGCAGCGCGAGATACTTGTAGGCCGCACTCATCGCCTTGTTCGTGGCCTTGTCGGCGCTGTCCATCGCCTCGCCATAGGTGCAGACCGTGTGCGTTGATCCGTCTTCGGTGCTGACCAGATCGAACTCGACGCGGCAAGTGACATTGAACAGCGCGCCACCCTTGGCTGTCTGTCGCTCGACAACCGTTCGCTCGGTGCAGCGCGGCAGGATGACAAGACCGGCCTCGACAAGCGCGCTCGACAGCGTATTCAAAACGTCGTCAATGCCTCGGAACTTGTAGCCCTGCTGCTGATTGCTTCGGCCCTTGGCGATGCCGCTGTGGCTCATGGCGGCGCTGACCGCGCCGATTGCTTGATAGACCTTCATCAGAACGGACTCCCTTGGACTTCGATGTGCCATGCCCGAGCAAGTGCATAGCGGATCGGGTGATGCCTGCGATACAGGCGGAAGGTTTTTACAAATCGGCGGATCATGTCTTCCTCCAAATGGGTGATCCGGCCCGGCCAACACCTAAAACTTGAGGCCAAAGGGCGGGAAATCGTTGATCGGTTGACTCGTTCCGCACCATCAGCCACCCTGTCAACTTTCGGCCTTCCAGGTGGGATTCGTGCCGCGAGAACATGAGATAGGGCATCGTCGCGGGTCGCTGGTGCGGCGTCTTTGG